TGGCAAATGGATGTAAGCTTATTAGTAAAAGCAATGTCGCTGGAATCAGAGGTGGAGCAAAACTACACAAAAGATACGACCTCATTATATTGGATGACTTCGAGCATGAGGCTAATACTATTACCGCTGAAGCTCGTTCTAAAAATGCCAATTTGGTCACTGCTGTTGTGTATCCTGCTATCGAGCCTCATACTGGTAGGCTTCGTGTTAATGGTACTCCCGTGCATTATGATTCATTTATTAACAACCTTATCATCAGCAATGAAAGAAATAAAAAAAACAATGTAGATGACTTTGCTTGGAAAGTAATAACCTACAAAGCAATATTGCCTGATGGTAGTTCCCTCTGGCCCAGTTGGTTTCCAAATGAAAAACTAGAAGAAAAAAAGAAATTTTATAGAGATTCTGGAACTCCTTCTAAATTCTATCAAGAGTATATGATGGAAGTTCAATCGGAGGAAGACTCAGTATGGAGAAGGCAACATATAAAACTATGGGAAGGATTTTATGATTACGATGAAGATGAAAAATGTAACTTTATCAATATTGATGGAGAAAGAAAACCAGTTAATACATTTATAGGTTGTGACCCAGCAACAGACATTGATACAAAAGAAAGTGACTTTTCAGTTATTATGGTAATCGCAATAGATACTAATAATAATTTATATGTTCTTGAATACGAAAGGCATAGAAGTATTCCCACTATTGGAGCAAAAGGTCTTGATGGAAAGTTAATAGAAAAGAAAGGTGTAATAGATTATATCATAGAACTTTATAATAAATACCATTGCACATCAGCAACTGTTGAAGACGTTGCAATGAATCGCTCTATATTTCAAGCGTTAAATGACGAAAGAAGGAGGATAAATAGGTTTGATATAGCAGTAATTCCTGAAAAACCAGGCAGTACACAGAAAAGAAATAGAATTTATAGCGGTTTAAGTGGTAGATTTAGTATGGGAACCGTACATTTAAGGGATAATATGTTCGATTTAGAGAACGAAATACTAACTTTTGGACCCAGAATGGCACATGATGATACCATTGAGGCACTTTATTATTCATGTTTGCACTCTTTTCCACCAAGTTTTAAACAAGATGAAGAAAAAAAGTGGTATAAACCAAAAAGAAAAGCAAAACCCTGGATTGTTGCATAATGGCTAAAATAAATTTCAGAATAAAAAGAAGTAGGAAAAAGAGACGAAAAGCAACTGACTTATTTAGGCTAACGTCAAGACGTAATCGAAAAAGGAGGCGAAAAAGTGCCTAAGAGCAATTCTTTTCAAACCTTTGACGAAATTATAGAAGAAGTATTAAAGCACGAAGGGGGATATGTAAACGACCCAAAAGATTTAGGAGGTGAAACTAATTTTGGCATCGCCAAAAGGTTTTATCCAGATTTAGATATTAAGAATCTTACAAAAGAAGAAGCAAAAGAAATTTATAAAAAAGATTATTGGAATAGAAATAAGGTAGACGACTTACCTAGTGATTTAAAATATATATTTTTTGATATGTGTGTGAATCAAGGTAGGAGAACTGCCGTAAAGATTTTACAAAGAGCAATAAACAATAAAGGTGGTAAACTAGTAGTTGATGGAGGATTTGGGCCAGGAACAAAAGGTGCATTAGCTAAATACAAACCATCTGTTAGTAGAGTTCGTTGCTATAGATTGAAACATTATTATGATTTAGTTAGTAGAAAACCAGAACAAGAACGATTTTTGTTTGGATGGTATAACAGAACATTAAGTGTATGAGGTAAAAAATGGCAAAAGCAAAAGCAAAACCTAAAGCAAAAAAGAAAGCTCCAATTAAAGTACCAAAAGAAAAAGTTGTAAAGAAAAAAGTAAAAGCACCTGTTGGTGTAGCTGAAAAAGCAACTAAAGCTGGAAAAGCTGGAAAAGCCGAAAAGATAGGATAATGCCTAGACAATCAAATAAAAATAAGGCTAGTCTTAATAAGCAATTATGGGACAGAGCTAATAATATATATAGACGAAAGTGGCACGCAGTTAGTCAGAAAGGATATGATTTTTATTTAAATGAGCAGTTGACAACTGAGGAACAAGAAACGTTACAAGAAGCTGGGATGCCATCTTTTATTATTAATAGGATAACTCCAGTAATTGAAATAATGAGATACTTTGTTACTGCGAATAATCCTAGATGGAAAGCAGTTGGGGCTGAGGGTAGTGATGCAGATATTGCTCAAGTTCATTCAGATATTGCAGATTACTGCTGGAATCTCAGCAACGGCAAGTCTGTCTACAGTCAGGTCATACTTGATAGTTTGACCAAAGGAGTAGGATACTTCTTTGTTGACGTAGACAAAGACGCTGACCAGGGTATGGGTGAGGTTGTTTTTAAACAAATCAATCCGTACGATATTTATGTTGACCCAATGAGTAGGGATTTTTTATTTAGAGACGCTGCTTATATATCTGTTAGGAAAAATCTATCTAGGACTCAATTAATGCTAATGTTCCCAGAGCATAAAGCAAAGATTAAAAAAGCAACTGGGACAGGTCTCAGTAGTAAATATAGCGAAACTGATTTTGGTGACGCTGATGCAATTAGGGTTGAAGATATAACATCTGCATTTGATAAAGAAGGAAATGACGATGAGATATTAGCATTATATGAAACATATTCTAAAATCAAAGTTCCTTTGTATAATGTAACTATTAGAATACCTCCATCAAAAGAAAAGCTAGAAAAAATAAAAATGAGTGTAGAGGTAGCATTAAAAGAATACACATCTGAAATGCAAATTGAAGCTAAAGAACAAATGATGGCAATAACTCAAGCTATGGAAGCAGGTGAGATTATAGAAGATAGAGCTGAGTTAGAAATAACTAAAGTACAAGAAGGCACTAAGAAAAAGATTGAAAACTACAGAACAATGCTTATGTCTAAGGCACAAGAAGAGCAAACTAAAGTAGAGACTCAAATTGTAACTGAAAAAGAATATAATATTCTATTAGATAATAACACTTTTAAAAAGAATGTAGTTGCGGCAGTTAAATTTCATAAAACAAATATTCGTGTGTGTTGCACTGTTGGAGATGATTGTTATTTATATGAATACACATTGCCTTATGAGAATTATCCAATAATACCTGTTCCGTATATGTATACAGGCAATCCATATCCAATGAGTGCAGTAACTCCATTGGTCGGTAAGCAACAAGAAATCAATAAAGCTCATCAGATTATGATTCATAATGCAAATTTGGCTTCTAATTTAAGGTGGTTATATGAAGAAGGTTCTATTCCAGAGGATGAATGGGAGCAATATTCATCGGCTGCTGGTGCTTTACTTAAGTATAGACAAGGCTTTGCAGCTCCAACTCCTGTACAACCAGCCGCTATTAATAATGCTTTTTATACAATTACTCAAGAAGGCAAGGGAGATGTTGAGTATATAAGCGGTGTCCATTCATCTATGATGGGGATTTCAAATGCGCAGCCTGAAACATATCGTGGTTTATTAGCAAATGATGAATATGGGACCAGAAGAATTAAAGCATGGATGGGTTCTATTGTAGAACCTGCATTAGAGCATTTAGGAAGAGTCTTTAAAGAAGTTGCTCAAGCAACATATAATGTGCATAAAGTTTTTAGAGTTGTTCAACCTGAGGCTGGTAAAGGCGATGAGGAAAGAAAGTCAGAAATGAATATACCAGTTTATAATGATTATGGAGATGCTATCGGTAAATGGCTTGATTATAATGCATCAAAGTTTGATGTAAAGCTTGTAGCAGGTGCAACAATGCCAGTAAATAGATGGGCATTATTAGAAGAATATTTTAGATGGTTCCAGGCTGGATTAATAGATGATATAGCAATGTTAGGTGAAACAGATGTTAGGAATAAAAAAGGAATCCTAGAAAGAAAATCATTGTACGCTCAATTACAATCTCAAATAAAACAAATGGAAGAGGCTATGCAAGATAAAGAAGGAACGATTGAAACATTATCTCGTCAATTAGTTCAAGCAGGTATTAAAGGCAAGATTAATGAAAGAGGCGTAGAAGAAAGAAAAGATACTCTTGAAACAAAAGCTCAACAAAAATTATATAGAAATATTATGAAAAAAGACTTTGATAACTATCAAAAAGAAAAGAAAGAAAATGATAGTAAAAATAAATGATGTTTTGTTAAATTTAAAACAGTCAAAAGGAGACATATATGGCTAAAGATAACAAAGGTAACGTTGCAGAAGCAACCCCCGAAGTTGATTTAAGTCAACACGAAGATGCGCCAGGTACCTCAAATGATGAGGCATCTGCTTTTTTCTCGGCATTGGATGAAAGCGTAAATGGTGCATTTATAGACAACGGAGCAGAAGCAGATAACCGTAGTTCAAGCGATAACACGCAACAAGAACAACGCCCTGAAGAAGCACAGATAGACCATCAAGCAGAAGCTGAGAATCTATCGAAGAGGTATGCAGATTCTAGTAGAGAAGCCAAAAGGTTGAATAACCGACTGGGAGAACTAGAACCTTATGTGCCTATACTTGATGCAATGAGACAAGACCCCAATTTAGTTTCTCATGTGAAAGGCTATTTTGAGGGTGGTGGTTCAGCTCCAGAGAGCATGAAAGAAAGACTAGGACTAGATGAAGATTTTGTATTCGACCCAGATGAAGCATTTAGCAATCCTAAATCTGAATCTTCTCAGCTTATGGGGGCAACTATTGATGGTATTGTTCAAAGAAGATTAGCTCAGGCTAATCGAAAAATGCAACAAGATAATCAAAGGTTGTCCGAAGAGCGTTCATTTAAACAAAGACATAATATGTCAGAAGATGAATGGAATGATTTTCAGCGTTTCGCTAAAGGTCGTTCTTTGAAATTAGATGATATTTATTATCTTATGAATAGAGAAGGAAGAGAGCAAAAGATTGCAGAAAATACTGGTCGCCAAGTTCAAGAACAAATAAGAAATGTTCAGAACAGACCAGCTTCCGTTGCTACGACTGGCAATGTAGATGTACAAGAAAAATCTCAAGATGACCAAGTGTTTGATGCTCTATTAGGAGTTGACGAGAACTTCAACTCGTTGACTGGCTAGTTTATATTAGCTAGTTCGGTCAACATAAATGCTTAAAGGAGCATATAATGGCTGATACTAGTTATCCCCAAAATAATCCACTGTTTCTTTCAACGAGCAGTGGGTTGAGTGAGGGCTATGCAACTACGCAAGGTTCATCTTTAGACACAGGTGACCTTCGTAGAAAGTATGACTTTAGTGAGAGATTCGGTGAACTCGCTATTGCTCAAACTCCGTTTTTTCGTTTAGTTTCAAAATTAGGCAAAAAACCAACGGATGACCCCTCTTTCAAATTCACAGAAAAAAGACAATCATGGATGAAGCGTTATGCTTATGTAGTTGGTTTTCGCACAAATAGTGGAAATGACTCATTTGATAATGCCGCTCTTCAAGCTGTAAAGGCTTCCTCACCTGCAACTATCGCATTAGGTGATACGTTAAAGTTATGGATGGCAACAGACTATCAATCTGCTGGTAATATTCAGAACGTTTCTGGTCAAGCAAATGGCGCAATCGCTATTGGTTCTGCAGGAACAGCACCTGAATTTTTAATGGAAAATCAGATTATACAAGTTAACCTATCTGCAACTGACAAAGGTGGAACTGACATAAGTGATTACATTCTAGCAAAAATTGTTAGCGTAGGTGCGCAGGCTGATGTATCTGACACTGCTAATACTGGCGGTGACCAAGTACTTGCAAACTGCGTAGAAGCAAAGCTTGTAGAATGTAAAGTACTTAGAGCTGCTAGTGGAGAACTTACTTCTTACTCTAATGACGCTCCTGTACTCGCAACTTACGACAAAGTAATTTCTAGCGACTTAGAAGCTAAGAGATGCTATGTTGTTGGTAATTCACACGCTGAAGGTTCTGGGCTTGTAGGTAAGTCTTGGAAAGATAATCCATATAGTACTGGTTATGGACAAACTCAAATCTTTAGGTCTGAGTTTAGTATGACCAATACTGCTAGAGCAACTGCTCTCAAATACGAGCCTAACGAATGGGCCAGAGTATGGAAAGATAAGTTAATCGAGCATAAATGGGATATTGAGCAAGCTGCCTTATTTGGCGCTCAGTACACAGATGCTGATGGTGTAGCTCATACACAAGGTGCAGTTGACTATATTAGTCAATATGGTAACTTGTTTGAGTGGACTTCATCTAAAACAGTTGATGGATTCCTTGATGATATGAGTAAATATGTAGACCCACGATACAACCAAAGTAAAGCAACTGTATTCTTTTGCGATACTGAAGTGTACAACTGGTTACATAAGCTAGGTGGATTCTTCAAACAAAACATTTCAATCGGTCAATCCAATGCTGGAGCTACTGATAATGTTGCTATGTTTGGAGCTGACTTAGCGATTACTGGTCGTAAGAAAGTAATGGGGCTAGACATGACTACAATTAGTACAGTTTATGGCGACATGAACGTAACTCGTTGTATCGCTCTAGACCGTTCTAAGGTTAAAATACTTGGATGTAACTTAGGTAACGTTAAGTATAGACCACTTGTCGGAAATGGTGTAAGTAGAGACACAGCTGTATACGTTGGTGTACAGTCTCTCGAAAACAGTGGTGACGATAAGAGAACTGACATGATTCTTACCGAAGCTGGGATGGAATGGCAAATGCCAGAATCCCATGCAATTTGGCAATAATCGTTAACTAAAAAATACGGTGCGGGGTTGTTGGTTTCGCCTCCTTTCGACTGGCAACCCTTATCCGTTACGGAGAATTAAATGGCACATAAATTAAATATATCATCTTCACTAGAGCCAATTATTGGTACTTCAGATTCAGAAGGTGGTAAAACATATACGGCTAATGAAATTGATAAAAACGTAGGAACTCTTGGTGGTTTATTTAGCAATTTAGAGTATGCTTCAGATAAAGCAATTAAATATGTAGGAATAGTTGACCAAACTGACGCATCAGCTCTAACAGATGGAGAAGTTGCTTTTGAAGGAACTGCTACAACAACTGGACAAGAACCAACAACAGCTAAAGTATTAGCAGTAAGATTTGATTCAGAATTAGGAACAGTCGGTAGAGTTTGGGTTATAATTGGCTCTCAGACTCATGCTAGATTAAAAGTTGGAGAAGCTTGTGTTATACCTATTTCTGGGGATGATGACGCAGGATTAGCAATAGCAAATTTAAAACTAAAAGCAGATGCGTATAATAATGGAGTAAATGAAGCAACTGTTACTGTTATTATGGCAGGTGTTTAGTCTTGAAAATTTGGGAAAAAGTTAATAACATAACTGGGAACTCTACTAAAGCAAGATACTTAGTTGAATATATCAACGCTGGTGCAAAATTTATATTATCAGCTTTACCTGAAAAATTCTTATGGACTGTTGCTAGTGAGACAGAGATATATGGATGGGATGCTTCAGGCAATGATGTTTTAGGAGAAGGTTCTGCAATAGCTTATGATAAGATACTAGCAGTATATAGATATGACGGAACCGATGCGAATGGTAATTATAAAAAACGTATAGCAGCTGAAGCTCCTGACAATAGTATTCATATTTTTGATGAGGAGAGTAGTCTTTTAAGTGCAACTACTATGTTTCCTAAATTTTATAAACTAGGTGGAAAAATATTCATTAAGCCTGACCCTGATTGGAATAATCAAAGTGAACCACTTTCTGGTAATGCTAATGATGAATCATATACAAAATTAGGGGATTCTTCAACTACAACAATAGCGCCACAAACTGGAGATAAAGGAATTATTGTTTATTCAGCCCCTCCTATTATAGATGAGAATGATGAATCTTGGATATTAACTGAATATGAAAATATTGCTATTTTATACGCAGCTTCTCTTGATTTTTTAAGATTATCTAGTGTATATAGAGATTTATGTAAAACAGAGGTAGATGCTTCTGTTGGTTCTGTGCTTACAAATTATAGAAATGCAGTTCCTACTTATGATGCAACAACAGCCACAGATGGAAGCACTATATCAATACCATCAAAATTATTAAACTTCACTATTTCGGAATCTTTACCGACATTTAGCTTTTCTTATGATTTGCCTACTGGTTTTAGCACAGATTTATCTTTACCATCAAATATTTCACTTAGCACCTCTTTACCAACATTTAATATAGTAGAATCTTTAGGTAGTGACTTTACAACTAGTGAATCATTGCCATCATTTGTTTTTTCAGAATCTTTACCTAGCAATATAGATATGACAGGTTTTTCTTTACCGACAGGTCTTTCTATATCTACTTCCTTGCCAAATGCAATAAATATATCAACTACTCTTCCATCAGATATAGATTTATCAAGTTTGAGTAGCGTAGATAATTTTAATGTTGTAGGTTCAATACCTTCTAATATAAATATGTCTGTTTCGCTTCCTTCTGATTTTTCTACAAGTGAAACATTGCCAAGCACTTTATCTTTAACATCGAGTCTACCATCAGATTTTAGTTTAAATGCTCCAACTTTTTCATCATTTACCACTCCTTCTACATTACCATCTGATATAGAAGTAGATGTTCATACAATGAGTGTTTCTGATATGAATGATGCATTAACTAAAGCAAAAAATCTTATTGATGGTGATGATATGGGAGGAAATACTGCTACTGCTGAATCTACCCAATATTGGTTATTAGATGAAGATACTGAAATGGTGACTAGTACACTATCAACTGCTAGACAAGAATTAGAAAGAGCATCAACTGAAATAACTAAAGAAAGAACAAGATTGGAAAATTTTAATGGCAAGGTGTCTGAAAAAGTTCAGAGGTTTGCTAATCATTTAAATAAATATAAACATGAAGTTGATAAAGAAGCACAAAGAATTAATACTGATGTTGCTAAGTATAGAGCTGAACTAGATAAAGAATCTACAAGAGTTCAAAGTGGTGTTGCAAAGTATGGAGCTGAGTTACAAACTAAAGGAAAAGAATTAGACCTTGAAATACAAAGTTATACTTCTGAATTTCAAAAAGAAGCCTCAAGAATAACTTCTAGTATTTCTAAATACGAAATAGAATTACAAAAAGAATCTCAAAGAGTTAACTCTCAATTATCAATGTACGAAAAGGAAGTTCAAAAAGAAAGTGGTAGAATAACATCTGATTTATCTATAAGAAGAGAAGAACTAGAAGAGCAGTCTCAAATAAAAACCAATATTTTAAATAAATATCAAGCTGAAGTAAGTAAAGAAGTACAAAGGTATCAACAACAAATAACTGCATATCAAGCTGAGGTTAATAAAGCAGCTCAAGAAGCAGGTATTGATGTTTCTTCTTACAATGCACATTTAAATAAAGAAAAGTCAAGGATTGATAGTGAATTATCAAAGTATCAAGCAGTTTTACAAAAATCAATTAATTCGTTTAGTAGCGATTTGCAAAAATACCAAGCAGAATTTCAAAAAGAGTCTTCAAGAGTTAATGCATACATTTCTAAATACCAAGCAGAAGTTTCTAAAGAAATTCAAAGATTTCAAGGCGAGTTAGGAAAATATCAAAATGAATTAGGAAAAGAAAATGCTAGAATTAATTCTGATATAAGTAAATACCAATCTGAAATACAAAAAGAATCAGCTAGGATTAATTCAGAATTAAGTATTTATAATGCATCTTTACAGAAATCTATTCAGCAATTTGGTTTAGACATAAATAAATATCAAGCAGATATGCAAAAATCTTCAACTGAACTACAGAAAGAAGTTCAACAATTTACTCTCGATATACAGAATTACTCAGGGTTAATTAGTGCAAAAAGTTCTAAATTTCAATTAGACATGGCTAAAGCAAATTCATATTTACAAGAAGCGGGAACTAAGCTTCAAGCAGCTAGTATATATACTCAAAAAAGCACTGCTTCTATCGGAACAAGTAGGGATTATTATCAAAGAGCTGTTAGTGAGTTAGGTGCTATTACTGGTGCTAATACTGCTCCTGAACAACAACAAATAGCACAAAGAAGAGAGCAAGGAGCAACATCATGACAGTTTTAGAGATTATGGAAAGAGCAAATAGTCGTGATACTAATTTAGTAATAGCATGGTTAAAGGATGCAGTCCATGAAATTGCCAGTACTCAAGCTGAAAATATTAAAGTTGATACACAAACTATTACCAAAAATGATAGGACATATGTATTACCTGCTGATTTAATATCATTAATGAATGTAAGTGTATTTGATACTGAAGATGACCAATATAAGAGAATTAGAAGATTAATAGATGACCCAGTGGTCGTTGAGGATAGTTCTCCATGAGTTATGATACAAATAAACTTTGGTTTTGGAGAAAAAAAGGTAAAGACCTATTCCTTTATAAATTAAAGAAAACAAGTACAAATATACCTGACAATAAAGGAAGAGTTGGTCACTCTGATAACAATTTAGTTTATCCAGATGAAACTATTACTAATGGATTAAGAATTGAGTACACGGCTTTACAAAAAACATT